TCTGGTCTTAGGATTCCATGACCAAGTGCGTATTTTGCAACCATTAATGTACCTTGATACATAATTCCGTAGTCAGAGCCAGAGATCTCAGTTGTCATATCCATTAGCTTAACTGTACCAACAGCAGACTTATGGAAGACAAGACCAATAGTTTTACTATCATCACCTGAGTAAGTGTTATTAGCACCACTTGGGTTAGATCCTACGTTTGACTGAGGTACGTTGTTAGACATCATTACAGGGATGCCAGCAACTTGTTGGATCTTACCAGAAGCAAACGAACCATTACCTTGTGGGTTAAAGTCAACGTCTACTGTTCTAGTAGCAGATTCAGCAAGTTTGTAGTACTCAGCAGGTGGTAGTACACAGAAACGATCTGTTGGAGGGATGTCTCTCTCGTCAAATGTCTGTGCAATATCATAGATAGCTGCTGCTATCTCATCACCAGTTACGTTTGCTGACGCAGTATTACCATTAGCAAGTGTTAATACAAGACCACCATTACCACCTGTAAGAGTAGTAGATGCTCTTGAAGCATTTGCTATTTGCTTGGCTACGTTTTGATCATACGTTCTGGCAAGAGCCTTACCAAGTTCATCAGCGTAAGTTGCCCTTACGTCATAATGATTCTTGAGTTCATCTATTGAAGCAATGAAACTCTGTGCAATTAGAAGATCATCTATGTTGATAATCTTTTCATTCGCTAAGATCTGGTTTGCTCCTACAAGTGGGTTGCCTACTGTATGATCGAATTGTTATCCTAAAGGCTCTTTATCCTTTAGTTCTACATCTTTACCATTGATGTAGTCCAGACTATATCTTCAACCCTGTGGGTTGCAAGGCACTCGTGGAAGCATTACTGAGTTTCCTCTCGGCTTCTAGTCGTTGAACCTTCCAGTTTGTGTACTGGCTTGGCTGCTGATTGTCCTTTGTTATTGGAGGAGTTCCAGCAATTCACCTTGTTTAAGTTATGTTGTTACCAACATACTGCCCTATCAATTAAGGCTGCTGTAGCAGTTCCTAGAACAGGAAACTGTGCTGATTTTCCACTTGTAATAGTACGAACTGAATGAAGCTGTTCATTAAAAATGTTATTTCTCGTGAACGAAGTTAGGACCTCGCCACTGAAAATTTTTAAAAACAGGGCATCAAAGCCTGTTCCACTATTGTTAACCAGACCAAGGCGAGAGGTAGTGGCGTTAGCCATACGAAAACTCCTTGATTAATGTTTACAAATTTGAGAAACTAACTTTGCTTCAATCCTTTCTCACAAGTGGTATCTGACGCATCAGGCACTTAGATATTTAGATTTCTACTTTGTTAAGTTTTTACTGACCCACAATTCCACTTCCTTAAAGCAAGGGCTTTGCGAGTTAGCTTGCCATCTTTCTTTAATGGTCCTTTTGACTTAGACATTCTTGCACAAAAAGATTTCCTTCTTGCTTTTTGTCTAGGTGAAAGACCACTTTTTTTTGTGACAGGTGCTTGCAAGTTACTACCTGTCTTAGCGTTTAGGTATGCTCTACCTTTAGCATTAAGACCCCCTGTAGGATCTTTATGCTCTATCCGTAGAGATACCCTATTCGCCATGAAAAATGTAAGCTATTTAAAATATAGCATTATTACGCAATCTTTAAACTGTCTCTGCTTTTTTTCTTTTTAGGAAAGCCAGCTTTCATGTTTGCATAAGCTTTATCACTAATCGTACTTTTCTTTTTAGAACGACTAATGCCTTTCTTTTTTCTTTGGTTGATGTTGTAGTAAAGACCTTTTTTCATAGCTAACCTTAATTACCGAATACGTTAGAACCAGCTAAACGTGCTTTTACATTATCTGTATAAGCAGCATCCTTCTCCCAACGAGGATCACCCATAGCAGTTACAACTTCTGCTGTTGTTCTGAATGGTGTAACTCCAGCATTAGCAGTACGACCTGAGTAAAGGTCTGGTTCAATTCCCATAGCGTTATTGTATTGTGAATAGATACCTTGAACAGCCAACTTAATAGCAGGTCCATCTCCTGTATCAGTTAACTTATTAAAGGATTGGACTTGTTCAGCAGGTAGGTTTTCCATAGCCCACGAAACCATCTTGCCATAAGTTTCATCACCACCTACTGCATCTTTAATACCTTGAGCATCTACTTCACCTGCCATACCAGCATTACGAAGACCATCTAAATAGGTATCAATAATTTGTTTTGAGAAACCAGCTTCACCTAATTTGCTGTAATCATCTTCAGAGATCTCATCATTTTCTGCAAAACGATTTGATATATCTTGAGCATCAATACCAACTTCTTCTAGTACAGAAGCAAGACCATCTCCATAAAATTCTTCAGCATTAAAATCAGATTCTTTAGTCTCTGTTTCTGTCTCTTCTGTTTGTTCTTCTGCGTTACCTTCTGGTTCTTCTCTGGTTTGATCTATAGCTCCAAGCTTACCTTCAAGTTCTTTGTAGCTTCCTACTAAATCTTCTACGCTTTTAAACTTACCAGCGTATAAACCATTCTCGTCTTTTAAACCTTCCAAGTCATTAGCAGACATTGGTGGTGTCTCTGAAACATTTACTTGTGATGAAGTCATAGTGGTTTTTTATTTAACTATAGTGAATTGTACTGCCATGTCTAGTAGTAGTGTCACCTGACTTTTCTGGTACAGGGTTTTCTTCGTTAACACCTAACTCGCTAACGATAGCTTTAGCAGAGACAAACTTTCCGTCTTCATCTCTTTTTCTAGACTTCTTGTTGGGCATTGGGGTCCTCCATTGGTTGTTGTGCTGCTGCTGCATCAGATAATTTTTTAGGATCAACTAAAGATGAACCTAAAGCAGCAGGTCCAAGACTTTGAATAAGTTGCTGCTGTTGTGCAGCTTCTTGTTCTGCTTGGATTTGATCTTGTGTTTTTACTAGGTTAGCAGTATCTATACCAATACTGGTAGCAAGACGTTTGACCGCTTCATCCACATTAACGTACTGTCTCATTACATCTGGTCCTAAAGCTTGAGCTACAGTTCCAATAAACTCAATCAGTTTGTTCTTATCATTACCTCTACCAAGACCTGATAAACCTGTCACTATCTTAGGTGTTATCAAATCATCAGGCAGCTTTGGTACTTTGCCTTGCCTTACTAATATGTGCATCCTACGTCTGAGGTATGGTAGTTGAAACTCTTGGGTCAAGATACTATAGATACCACCAAGACTATTCTCTAGCTCTTGTGCCATGAGATTTATCTCTGCTGCTGTTACTCTCTCTGCGTCACGTTGTACTGATCTAGCCATTAGGAAAGCAAACTCAAGTCTCGCTTCTATTCTTTGTATTGCACTAAAGGCAATGCTGAAGTCTCCACTTTTACCTACTTGCATTACGGAAATATCAGAAGCAAGTCCTTCTCTTACTGCTCCATTCGGGGCTTTGCTTATGGTCGCTGCTCTTGTGACACCATTCGGATTTACGAGAAATAAAGTTTTCGCACTAGCAGCAGCCCCTTCGATTATGGCTTGCATTAAAGACTCAAGACTAATTAAGTCTCCTCTATATTCTTCTACATATCCTCTTCCGTAATCTTCTCCATCAATCCGAATGAACCTGAGAGGTAGCCAAGGTGTTACATCTATTCTTGATCTGCCATCTGTGTTTGGTATCTTTTCTCCTTTACATTCTTGAAACCAGAAGACATCATCATTAACTCTTTTGATGTGTGTATATATATCAAGATCATTCTCCATTGTCTTGGCATCATAGTTATCTTTCTTTTTAATCTGTTCTAAAAAAGCAGCAGGTAAAGCTTGAGGATGTATTGTTTCTTTAGTTAATATCTCTAATACATTTCCTACTTCATCACGCTTACAAACAAACTTGGATAGTGGATATACCTTTAGTCCTTTCTCTGTTAAGTAAAGAAGAACATTACCTGATACAACTAAATGTTTGATAGCTTCAAACATAGCAACTCTGTCATTAGATATTTCTATCTGATTCATCAAAGCATTTTCTATAGTGCGTAATCCTTTATCTATCTCACTCTGCATTTGTTCTTGACCTTGCTTTCTTATCTCAAGGTCATCTATTTCTAATTTAAAAAATGCTGTACTTGGTGGCAGCAATGTCATTAATAATTTATTCGACAAACTATTAACACCACGACTACCAGTAGCTTGGAAAGGTGTTTTGATTCTAGCTCTAGTACCAGAGGTTTGTTCTGGTATCAAGCTAGGTATCGTTAGCTTTGAAGATTCTTTTGCTTCTCTATCATAGACAGACCTACTACTAACAAGTGCTTCGTACCTACCTGCTGCGGTTGTACCTTGTGTCGAGTATTCCATATTAAGCTGGGTAGTTTAAATCTCCACCTTTACCATCAAGCAATGGTATCTGTAATGACTTAGTTCCCATCCTTCTACCTTGAGCTACTTTCGTATCAGAAGTTTTTTTCTTCTGTTGCTTACCAACAACAACTGCATCAGCAGTATCTTCTATAGGAGAATCAACTGGTTCGGGTGCAGGTGCAGGTGGGGGTGATGGTCGTGATCCTAAACACATGACAGGTGTATATTATTTTTTCCTTATACTAGCATGAACTAAATTAAAGTCTTCTTTTTAGTTTG